GCCGCGTCCCTCGCTGATCCTCGCCAGGGCCAGGCGCAGCGCGTTGCGCTCGGCGGAGAGGCGCTTAATGATGCCCTGAGAACGCTCCATGCGCTCGACCAGCCGATACCGACTCCTGCTGTCTCTGTGGGTGTGCTCTTGGTCCATCACCCACCCCCCGCCGCCGCGACGATTGCGCGGGAGAGGGCTTCTGGCTCCTCGGGGGCTTGGGCTTGGTAGACGAACTTGTAGCCGATGAAGAGCGTGACCGTGACCTCTCCCTGGACGACGACGACGAGGATGTTGCGCCCCTCGAGCTGTGTCCACCACGCCCGCAGCTCCGGCAGCACCGAGTAGTCGGTGGAGTAGGACGGGATCGGGAACAGGTTCCCTGCGCCAGAGGGCTGGCCGTCGTCCTCGACCAGCATCCCCTCGAGGATCTCCAGATCCATCGCCTCCGCTACGGCCCTGTCTAGGGCCCGCCCTTCGAGTCTTGCCATCGATCGCACCTCCTTGAGGAGCGGGCATGGTATCTGGTGGCTGTTGGTGAAGCAAGGGGGTTTAACTAAACAACCCCCGCCAGCCGTGGAAGAGGAGCTGACGGGGGTTGCGGGAGGGATGACGGGGGCAGCGTAGCAGGGTGGTGGGGTCAGAAAAAAAATCTGGGGGCGGGGGCCTCGGCTCGCGGGATGGGGGGTGGGGGTGCGCGCGCGTGGGTGGGACCCACTATCCGTCTTCGCGATGGGACCCAGGCGCCCCCGAACCGCGCCCCCACCCCCCTCCGCGTCCTCAGAACTCGAGGGGGGTCGACCCCTCCTCGCCCGCCTCGCCCGGGTCCTCGGCCTCAGCATCGCCCGCCCCACCTGAGGCCGGCTCAGCTGCCGCCTGCCGGGCCTCCTTCGAGGCCGCCTGTCTCGCGGCCCGGGCACGCCCGGCGTCCCGCTCGCGTTGTCTCCATCCGTTGCCCATGGTCTGGTGCTCCTGTCGCTTGGGGTTGGCGGCCCCCGGCAGGGTGCCTGGGGGCCAGCGACAGCCTACAGGGCCCCGAGCCCGGCCCGAGGCTGCTGGGCGCAGGCCCATGTGTAGCGGCCGGAGCGACAGGCTTGTAGCCGAAAGGCCTCTTTGTAGCTGGATACACGACAAAAAGGGGGAGCACGGGGGATCAAGGGGGGATCAGTGATCCCCCTTTCTGAACGGCCCCGTATACCCCCCTGCGGCAGCGATATCGCGGAGATTGGCCGTTCTGCCCCCCCCTATGGGGGAGCACGGGGATCAGTTCTGGCGGCTGGGCCGGGGAGCGCCTGGAAACGGCCAGATCTATCTATAGATATAGATATAGACCCTTTTTTCACTCATTTCAGCGATCCATAGGGGCTGGGCTGTGGGTGTTGCTCCCCGATCCTGCCCCCCTTGATCCACAAAAGTTATCCACTTCCGTCATCTTCACCCAACCCCCAGCCCACACAACCCCCAACACACCCCCATCGACTGGGGGATCAATGATCCCCCATTGATCCCCCACCGCTCCCCCTTGATCCCCCTTTTCGTCATGGTTCTAGCTACACGTAGCAGTTCCAGCCACAAGCGACCACGCCAGCCGCAACCCCACCAGCCTCACGGCCCGCTCCTTTAGTTGCCCTGAGTCGCCCTCTGAGCGCTCCCCCGAGCCCCGAGCCACACCAGCTAGGGCCCGCTCCTCCGCCTCGATGACCCGTCGCAGGGCCTCCATGCCGCTTTCCATGATGATTTTCCTTGTGAGATAACCCCCGCATCGGCAGGGGCTTAGGACGACTTGACCGAGATTCTTTGGGAAACGTTTAAACGTTTGGGTTGATTGGCCGATATACCTAGTGCGTCGGACATGGCACCGCCAGCCCGGCCAGCAGCACACGACCATTGACAACTCAGGCAGCCGGCAGCCCCCACGGGGGCGCCGACTGCAACGCGCACCACGGCCAGACTTGAGCCGGCCCAGCGGGAAGCCGGGCAGCACGGTGCGCCGAGGAGATGGACCAGCTGCCCCCGGATCGCCACCGGGGGCAGCGCGCCTAACCCCTCACCCCACGGAGCCCGACCGATGAAGCGGATGCCAAACATGCTGAAGCCCAACGCCACCATTGCCGACGTTGTTGCGGCCGCGAACAACAAGGTCCACGCCTTGCGAGATGACTTCCTGCGCTTCTCCGACTGGGCGTGTGACCGTGCTCGGACCTGGGGGGAGCGAGACGCGGCGAAGCGACAAGCCGATGCGGCCTTCCGCGCTCTCGAAGAGTGGCGGGCCGTGGCGCGTGCGCTTCAAGCTGACGCGGACCGCGCCTAACCCCTCACCCCACGGAGCCCGACTGATGACATACGCCGAGATCAAGTCCGCCATGGCTCGCGCTGGCCGTAGCATCGACGAAGGCCGGTACGCTGACGCCAGCGTCTCTATCGAGCACGCCATCCGGCACGGCATGACGGACACGAACTACAGGAACCTGCTGTCGTTGGTTCAGCAGTCCAGGATGGCCCGTTGGCGTTCGTCGAAGTCCCGGCCGACGAGCTGACGCCCCACTGAGCCAAGACCAGCCGGCCCCCGCTTGTCGGGGACTGGCGCGCCTTGGATCAACACCCCAACCCGGAGAATGAAACCATGGAACGCACCACCGAGAAGGCTCCCCCCTGCTCGACCCAGAACACCGAACGTATGGACGCCTTGCGCACCGTCGTGCGAGGCGCGATGGCCGAAACCCTCAGCAACGGCCCCGACGCGACCGAGCACCTATCGCGGGCCCTTCGCGCCGCCGTCATCCTGCAACGCGGCGAAGCCCGCATGCCGTCTCGCCGTGCGGCCGCAGCGCTGCAAGGCATTTGTAAGCTGGCTGACTGGCGCAAGGGTCGCATGCGGTTCTTGAGCGGACCCTACGGCGCCTCGCACGGGCACCGAAAGAGCGCCGGTGAAGATGCGCGAGCGCTGGCCGCCGCGTTGAACTTCCACCGTGGTGGCGGGTCGCTGTGGTCCGCCCATGTCTGGGAAGCCAACCGCGCGGGCTCGCTCGCCAGTCGCGCGGACACCGTGGCGCTCGTGTTCCTCGCGCTTCGTGGCACCGGCAGCAACGCTGCAAAGGCATGGCACCGCGCGTTGTATGGATCGTAGGACCCCAACCCCAACCCCAGCCCCACGGAGAACCCCCACTATGACCCGCCCAACCGGAGTCGAGATCTACCGGGGCCCGTCCCAGCTGGACGGCGCCCCCATCGTGGCCATCGCTACCGGGCTGACCCGCCCCAGCGTCAACCGCAAGACCGGCCCCGTGGTTCAAGTCTGGATCATGCCCCAGCACGCAGCACCTCATGAGACTCTGCGCGACGGATCCGACGCCAGCGTGTGCGGGGACTGTCCCCTTCGCGGACTCGCGGGCAAGGGGCGGGCCTGCTACGTCGATCTGCCGAAGGCCCCTCTGGGAGTGTGGCGCGCGTGGAGGGCTGATCGCTACCCGCGTTGGGACGGCTCGCCGTTCGCGCGTAAGATGCGGCTGGGCGCCTGGGGTGACCCAGCCGCGCTCCCCATCGGCGTCCTGGAATCGCTGACTCGCGCGGCCCCGCTGGGATGGACGGGGTACACCCATCAATGGCGCAACCTCACGGGCCGCAAGGGCGCACGCTACCGTTCGCTCATTATGGCCAGTGCCGACAGCGAAGCCGACGGCCGGACCGCGCGGGCTCGTGGATGGCGCACGTTCCGCGTGCTGCCGAAGGGCGACAGGCAGCCGTCGGGCTCGCGCCCCCGCGAGATCGTCTGCCCCGCCACTACCCCCGGCAGCACCACCACATGCGAGACGTGCGGGGCCTGCAATGGCTCCACCGGCCGTGCCGACCGCCGCGTCTCCATCGTCGTTGAAGCCCATGGGCCGGGCGCGATGGCCCACCCTGTATCTCGCTGACTCACCCCACCCCACCGGAGAACCAGACAATGCCTAAGGACTTCGGCCGTTTCATCGCTGACACGGCGTGCGACGTTGCCCTGCCCGACACTGCCACGCGCGACGATGCGCGGGTGCTCGCCCTGACCCTTGGCTGCACCCACGAAGGGACTTCCAGCATCATCACGCGAAGAGACGCCATGGGCTACGTCGGCGGGGAGCACTGGACGCTGGCCACACACTACGGCGCCATGTGCGACACGCCCGACGGCCCTCGCTTCGTCGAGGCCTTTATGCTGGGCTTCGCGGACGCTCACCCGGACACGCCGCGCCCCCGCAACGTGCACGACTTCCGCAACGCGCGACCCTACGGCGGACGCGAATGGCACCCGGACGTGATCCTGTCCGTCCTGCCGGACGGGCTGTGCCGGATCGCGAGCGCAGACGCATGACCAACCACGCCATCCGCCCCACCGGAGGACCAAGCAATGCAGTTTGAGGACGACGAAGGACAGCTCACCCGACGTGCGAAGGTGCGCATGGGCAACGGGCAGACGGCGGCTGGGCTGCTGGACGCGGTGAGCGCCTACCTGCCGCACTGCTACGTGGCGCGCGTGGAAGGCGACGATCTCCTCATCGAAGGCGTCGACGACCACGGCTGGACGCTTGACGGGTACGTCATACCTCGGCTCGCGTCGGGGCTGCACGCAGCCTACGAAATCGACCCCTGACCCGGGACCAGGGCCCCTGCTCACGCGGGGGCCCGCGCCCAGGGCCAGCATGTCGCTGACTCGGAACACCCCACACCGGAGAACCCCCCGATGAAGCACGCCGACAAGAATCGCGACCCCGCAGCGGCGCGTAAGCGCGCCGTGGCCGACCTCCGCTGCGCCGCGCGCAAGCTTGGCATGACCGCCACGGTGGCGGAGTTGGAGCAGCTGTGCAGCGAGGCGGGCCCGTGCTTCGACCCCCAGGGCGCGCGATTCCTGGCGGGATGGGAGAGCCGATGATCCCCGCCGTCGACCTCTTCAGCGGAGCAGGTGGGTTCTCAGCCGGCGCAGAGCTGGCCGGGGCCCGCGTCCTGCTGGCCGCCAACCACAACCCCGACGCCGTGCGCTGGCACCAGCGCAACCACCCCGCGACGGAGCACGCCTGCCAAGACCTCCAGCAGTTCGACTTCTCCCAACTCCCCGACATCTCGCGCGGGCTCCTGCTGGCCGCCCCAGCTTGCCAGGGCCACTCCCAGAACGCCCAGCCTGCCCGCAAGGGCACGGGCGGGAGCCATGCCCCCGACCTGGGTCGAGCGGCCGAGCGGGCTCATCTCCAGCGCTCCACGGCGTGGGCCGTGGTGACGGCGGCAGAGGTCGCGAGGCCTCGCGGGTTGATCGTGGAGAACGTGCCCGACTTCCTGCGCTGGCGCCTGTTCCCCGCTTGGGGTGGGGCGCTGGTGGCGCTGGGCTACACGGTGCGGACTCACGTCCTCAACGCGGCTCGCTACGGTTCCGCCCAGGACCGCCAGCGCCTGATCGTGACCGCCGACCGCGATGGTCGCGGGCTCGGCCTGTCGCCGACCTGGGGCGCTGACTCGCGGGCCCTGGGCGACTGCCTGGATCTCGAGCCCTCGCCGGAGCACCGCTGGGCCAAGGGCGGTATCGCAGCCAAGTCCGAGCGGATGCGCTGGCGCATGCGCAAGGCGCAGAAGGAGGCTGGCTCGCTGTGTGTCTGGAACAACGTCAGCGAGTCGAGGGGGCGGGCCATGCATGAGCGGGCCCCGACCCTCACAACGAAGAGCGGGAGCCAACTGTACCTGCTGGACGGTGACGACTGCCGCATCCTCAACCCCCGCGAGCTGGCTCGCATCCAGGGCCTGCCTGACACGTTCCAACTGCCGAAGCAACGGGCGCTGTGCTCGCTGCTGATCGGCAACATGATCCCCGTCGAGTTGTCTCGCGGGGTAACGGCCCAGGTGCTGGGTCAGTTGTAGAACACCAACCCCAACCGGAGAACGACCCGATGACCACCCCCACCGACGACGCCTGGGACGACCTGCTCCCATGCCCCGTGTGCGAGCAGCCGCCGAAGGTAGCCCGTGGCGTGACCCATCGCACACACCTCACCATCTCCTGCTGCTCGATGCTCTGCCCCCCTGTCATCGCCCTGTTCCATCCGTCGCTGGCCGTCGGAAAATGGAACGCCCAGCACCAGCTCGCCATGGCCGACCCCGCATGGCAGCAGGCCAGCAAGCTGCGCGCCGCCCTGACCTACGCGCTGGGCTGGCTCGAGGATGAGCCGCAGGCCATCGCCCAGATCATGCTCGGCGAGATGCCAAGCCCGGAGCGGCTCGCCGTGCTGTTGGAGTGGGCCGCGGAAGACGCTGAGTTTAGCTTCATGCTGGCCATGGCGCTGGGGGAGACCGAGGGATGAGAATCAAGCGCGAGCCCCACGGTCGAGTCGTCGCCAGCAACCCTCACCTGCTGATCCCCGTGGCCAACAGCAGCATCGCCCTGTACCCACCGTTCGTCGACCGCTGGTGGCTGTCCTGGGAGGACGGCGAGACGACCGACAGTAATGGCTACGAGACATTCTGTGAGCTTTGGCACGACGACTTGGATCGGTAACACACACCCCACCCCAACGGAGAGACCCCCGTGAAACCCGCCAAGACCCGCGAGGAGTGGCTGACTCGCGTCGCCCAGGCCATCGAGCCCCTCATCGATGCCGCCGCCACTGAGTGCGGCCTGCCCCTCGGCCCCGAGTGGAACTACCGCGTGAGCTGCTCGTGGCCGGGCGGCCGGGCCAACCGCAACAAGGCCATCGGCCAGTGCTGGAACCGCGCCGCGTCCAAGGGCAAGGTCAACGAGATCTTCCTGTCCCCCACCATCGACGACCCCGCGAAGGCCGCCGACGTCATCACCCATGAGCTGGTTCATGCCTGGGACGACTGCAGGAGCGGCCACCGAGGCACCTTCGCCAAGCTGGCTCGCGCCGTAGGCCTCGAGGGCAAGCTGACCGCGACCACGGCCGGCGAGGCCCTGTCCGCTCGCCTCGCTGGCATCGTGGACCGAGCTGGCCCCTACCCCCACGCCGGCCTCAAGGCCAGCGCAGCGAGCAAGGCCAAGCAAACCACGCGCATGGTGAAGATCGGTTGCCAGTGCGGGGTCATCGGCCGCATGTCGCGGGCTCAGATCGATGCCAGCACATGGCGCTGCGACGACTGCGGTGAGCTGGTGCTTCCGACGGAGGAGTGATAGCTTGTCCAAAGGACAAGGGTGCGTGCCCGGCGTGGGCTGGGAGCGGGCTGTAAACCCGTGGCCGACAGGCGGGTGGGTTCGACTCCCACCGCACCCACCACCTATCCCCTTGGAGCGATGAACATGCCCGACGGCGTCGGCGGTATCGAGTGGATCCTGCGGTGGTTGGGGCTGGTGACGTGATGAGTGAGCAGCGCGAGGTGGACACGTCTACGGTTTACCCGGCCGGGAGCATCTGGTGGGTAAATGACGGCGGTGCCCACTGGGTGCCAGCGACGGCTGCTGCGGTTGAGTCCGTCGAGGGCGCTGTCGCTCTCTTGTTTGGGCCGCCGATGTCCTTGGGCGGCTCTAGGATTTCTGGCTAGACAACGCCAGAGCCCTGACCAACAATCCACCCTGGAGTGCGAACAGCAGCAATGGTCGCGCGGGAGATCAGCGAGGGCATCGTGAGCCTCTCGCCCCTGGCACCTTGGCCGGGAACCGCACATCACCCCAATGGAGACAACCTCATGAACCACTTCTTCGACATGGCAGGGCAGCCCCAGCGCGACCATGAGGCACCGGTGCTGATCTACCGGTTCCGCCCGGTCCCCGCCCCCCAGGGCGCGGTGAGCAACCCGCCGGCCATGGATGCGGTGACGGGCATCGACTTCGTCGACATCACCTCGAGCACCGGGCCACAGGCTGCCGTCAGCCTGCTGGCGACGATGTGCAACCACCCTTACGTCGCTCTGTCGTCGAGCGCTGGTCGCGGGACCAACGCGCCGGGAGGAGAGAAGACCGAGCCCTGCCCTTGCTGCGAGGCCTCCTTCTGCGAGGACTGGGACAGGTGGCAGGACGATAACCCCTACCGCATGTCGGTACCGGGCGGCGCGGCGAGCACGAACGGTGGCAAGCTCCAGCCATCCAGCGTCCCGTTCTACCTTGAGTCGGCTCGGCCGGCGCCGGAGGCCATTCCCGCTGGCCTCATGCTGCCGAGCTTCGGGGAGCAGACGCCCGTTTACACGGACCACAAGATGGCCTTCGACGTGATGGTGTCGAGGACGCAGCGCGAGGCCAAGGAGCGGCGGAGGCGGAAGGGATGAGCGCGGAGTCAAGGAAGGTCGACCTCACCTACTTCAGGGGGACAGGGACCGCGCCATGACAGACGGCTACGAGGTTGCAAGGATGGTGAAGCTCGGGGACCTGAGGAGTGACCTGAGGTGGGCCCTGAAGATGACCGATGAGTCGCGCTGGCTCGTTGAAATCTCAGGCGACTTGACCGTCCGCGATGAGGCGGGGGCGCGTGTTGTTGACCGCCAGCGCGGACTCGTCAGGAAGGCCTACCAAGCAGAAGTGAACCGCAGGGCTCGCGCGGCTGAACTCGTTGAAGAGGCCGTCATAGCCAACGAGATCAAGCGGGCCCTCGATGGCCCGTCATGACCGCGACCTCGAGCTTCTCTACGACCGCTATGTGCGCGACCAGTGGGTGGCAGACCGCATCGGATCCGCCTTCGGCGTCCGCCGGCAGCGCCCTCGCGTGCGACTATGCAGTGGTCGCGCGGCTTGGTGGGACCTCGTTCTCCTGGGCCCGTTCCGGACACGCCGGGCTGCGTTTCGGGCCGCTCGGGACTGGCGACGACAGCAGCGGCGCCAACGTCGTGAGCTACCGCGCACGATTGGCGTGTCACCTGACCCTCTACTTCCAGGCCGCAAGACCCAAGACTGGCGCGTTTACACGCGCAGAAAGGCATGACCCATGAGCAGCCGACGCCGTCGCCGTGATCTTTGGTGGACATCGCTGAACGCAGCGCGCAGCATGACCTCCCTCGAACGTGCGAACCACCTCGTGAGCGGCAAGGCGTCGCTCCGGTTCCGGGTGGCCGAGCGCTACCTCCGCAACAACGAAGGGCTGAAAACATGGTGAAGAAGACCGCCGGAGTTCCCGGCCGCCGGACCGTCGACGGCAAGCTGCCCGCTGGCGAACATTCCCCGATCGTGAGCTTCGCGATCTCGCCCAAGCTCGATCGCTACCTCAAGATGCAAGCCCGCAAAGACAAGCGCCGCAAGCAGAGCGACCGGCGCTGGAACGGCAACTTCTCGCGGATGATGCGCGAGTTGGTGGAGCACGCGAAGGAGACGGGGTTCTTCGATGGATGAGCCACGCACCGACGACTGGTGCGGCGTCCACCCAACCCACGCCACGACAGCCCAGCGCCTCTGGCTGCTCGCCTGCATTCTCATCCCTCTGTTCGGCGCGTTCCTTTTCCTTGATTGACAACCCAGGTCCCCTCGTGAGACCTTCCACCTCCACCCCACGGAGAAAGACCATGGCCCGCAAGACCCTGCCGAGCGCGACTGTCGCAAGGCTCTACGACGAGTTGGCTCAGGCCAACCTCGAGCTGTCCAACGCCAAGGCCCGCAAGGCGGGTGTCGTCGCCGAGCTGGTGGCGGTCACCAAGTTCAACTCCGACGGGCAGGCCTCCTACCAAGTCCCGGTCGGCGACCGGCTCGGCGGCTTCACGCTCAAGCAGAACACGAGTGTGACCATCGACGAGAGTGGCATCGGCCAGCTCCGCAAGGACATCGGCCGGGGCACGGTGGCGCGGCTCTTCAAGACCCGCCATGAGCTGAAGATGCCTGAGGCCCGCAAGCTCCGCGAGGAGGACAAGGTCGCCTGGGCTGCTGTCTCGAACGTGGTGACCATCAAGGACACCAGCGTCTCAGTCGTCGACATCAAGTTCCTGGGTGAGGAGGACAGCAAGTGATCTCTCTCGCAGACGCCATCAAGTCGACGGGCGTGCCCATCCCAAAGGGCGTGCTCTATGCCCCTGGTGGTTGGGGCAAGACGACCCTCGCAGCCGGCATGCCCAGTCCCGTCTTCCTTTGGTCTGAGCAGGGTCGCGGTGGCCTACAGGGGCTCAACTCGCTGAGCCCGCACGTCGACAGGGAGTTGCCCCCTGAGCAGTGGGATCTCACGCTGCACAGCTGGAGCGAGCTGCTTGAATCCATCAACGCCCTCGCGGACACGGGTGCTCACGACTACAAGACCGTGGTCATCGACACACTCGACGTGTTCTTGGAGCTGGGCGAGCAGCACGTCTGCCAGCAGCAGGGCGTGGCCAACCTCGAGGACCTGGAGTGGGGCGCAGGCATGAAGACCCACATGCCCATGCTCCTGCGCGACCTCCTGACGGCGCGGCTCGACGTCCTGCGCAATCGAGGCATGGCGGTGATGGTACTGGTCCACGACAACGTGGCTCGCATGGCCCCGCCCAACGGCAAGCCGTACAACAAGTACAGCCTGCAGATGCCCCTGCGCCTCGCCGACATGACCCACGATTGGGGTGACTTCGTCTTCCGGGGGGACTTCGTGGCCCACGAGGTGAGCGACGGCAAGCACTTCGGCCAAGACCAGACCCGCATGACGGGCACCGGTCAGCGTTACATCCTCACGGAGGAGCGCCCCTTCGCCAAGGCCAAGAACCGGTACGGCATGGCACCCGAGATCCTGATTCCACACCCCACCGAGGGCAGCGGCTGGAGCGCCATCACTGCCGCCATCCAGCAAGGCATCCAGGGCGGGCCGCCCGCAAACCAGCAGCCGGCGCCGCCGGCGGAAACCAAGAACGAAGCGAGCGAGGAAGACTGACATGGGCCAGATCCCCACACTCCCCGAGACCCCCGGCGCCGACGAGGCCAACAGCTTCGCCAACTGGCCTCACGGCTGGATCGCCGTGAGCCTCGACCCCAAGGGCATGCAGGCCACCAAGGCCACCAAGGCTCGGCAGGCCACCGGATCGCAGCCGTCCCCCGAGGACGCCTACATGCTGCGCATCGAGTGCCTCCCTCTCGAGCAGTACCACCCGGACCTCAAGGGCCGTGAGTTTCTCTTTCTCATGCTCGGCGTGCAGGACAACGCGCCCGAGAACCTGCTGGTAGCTCGTGGGATCGCTCGCGGCATGCAGCGCAAGCTCAACGCAGCCTGCGACCTCGGCATCGTCGATGACGACGAGCACTACCGGGGCAAGGTCGTCGCCATCAAGGTCGGCCCCGATCGCAAGGACCCCGATCGCGTGCAGATCAAGGACATCGACAGCCTGGGCAACCGACAGGCCCACCTCGTCAAGCCCGTGACGACTGGCCCCGGTGCTGGCGCTGTCGCGCCCCCGGCTGCGCAGGGCGTCCCCGCCCAGGTCCCGCCGCCCGGCCAGACCGCCCAGCCCCAGGGCGGCTTCCCCTGGCCCAGCTGACCTGACCGCTGGGGGCCTGATGGCGGTCCCCCGGCAATCACTCGGGTCGGCTCGCACGGGTAGCAGGGGTGCTGCCTGAGCCGGCTCTGGGTTGCCCCGACCTGCTCTCTCTTTTCTCCGGGAGAAGCGGGTCGGGGGACCCACCTTGCGCCCCACGGAGGCATGAGCATGGGCAAGATCCCAGTGCAGCGCCACCCGCTCTCTGGCCTCGTCATGAAGGCGGTCGACGAGGGCACGGACCTGCCGCCTGTCGGCGACGTCACCGTCCCCGATCTCGTCGCAGAGGACTGGCGACGTGACCACCTCGGTGGCTCACAGATCGGCAAGGAGTGCTGGCGCGAGATCTGGTACGGCTTCCGCTGGGCGCTGCGCCCCGCCCTCGAGGGGCGGATCCTCCGTCTCTTCGACCACGGCCACTGGGAGGAAGCACGCGCCGCGCGGGACATCAACCGCGTCCCCGGCGTCGAGCTGACGACACGCGACGAGGACGGCGGCCAGTTTCAGATGGACGCCCCAGGTCACCTCGGCGGCTCTCTCGACGGGAAGCTGCTGGGCTACCCCGGCGCACCGAAGACGCTGCACCTCTGGGACCACAAGACGGCCAACGAGAAGCAGTTCAAGGCCTTCATGACCAAAGGCCTCAAGCTCTGGAAGCCGGTCTACTGGGCACAGGGTCAGGTCTACATGCACTGGTCCAAGATCAAGCGCGCCGTCTTCACCGTCGAGAACAAGAACGACGACAGCTGGGGCGAGGACCGGTTTGCCTATGAGAGGGACTCCGCCCAGCGCCTGGAGCGCAAGGGTCTGGAGATCAGTCTCGCGGACAGGCCACCGCCGAAGGCTCAGGAGGACCCGGCCAAGTGGGGGCCGTGCAAGTGGTGCGACTTCAAGCCGATCTGCCATGAGGGCAAGATCGAGAAGCTCGAGCGCAGCTGTCGGACCTGCACCTACGTCACGGCGAAGGAGGACGGGACCTGGGAGTGTGGGTACACGTCGCACCCGGCGCTTTCGATCCCCCAGCCGCTGACGCCGGCCATGCAGCGGGAGGGCTGCATCTTCCACCACTTCAACCCACACCTGATCCCCGGCGAACTCACCGAGTTCAACGAGGCAAGCCACGAGGCCGTTTACACGCTGCACGATGGCCGTAGGCTCGTGGACTCTCACTGCAGCATGGAGGTGCGATAGATGGGGCGACCAGCGGACTACCAGCAGGAGATCACTATCCCCAAGGGGCGCTACGGCATGACCCGCTCGGGGTCAGTGCTGCACGGCTACCCGAAGGGTGACACCCGGACGTGGTGCAGCGGGCACGACATCGTCTACGCCCGCAAGCCACCGCGAGGGGAGCTGGAAGAGCGGTTGACGTGCTGCCGCTGCGTCGCTGTTCAGGCCCGCGTCGCAGAGGTCGCCGCCGGTCGAGGCGGCGCGCAGGGGCAGGGCTGGCTGTCTGCGTGGAGGCATCGTCGTGGATAGTCACAACGCGCTGGCCGCAGGCGACAACGCGCTACAGCAAGACTGCGACGTGATCTGCCACGGGGACGGCGATCTTTCTGGACTGAGCCAGCTTCAGCCGCGCTTCAAGGCGCCTGCTGACTATGCAGCAAACATCCTGAGGCTCATGGCGGAGGCTCTTAGGCGCATGCCCTACGAAAAGCCACCTTACGATGCCTGAGCGCACATGGCCCCAAGTCGGGGAGGTCTGCAGAGCCTCGCACGCGAACGGGCGAGAGTTCTCGGGCCTTCCCCGGGTTGTCACCTACCACAACTGCAAGGCTGAGTGCGTGACCATCCGCTGGGGCATCCCGAACACCGACTGGGTTGTGTCGAAGGCCGTGGTCTATCGGGTAGGCAAAACAGAGCGAGACAAGATCATGGGCGTGGGACTTGGAGCATGACAGACGGCCCCTACACCTGCCGCCCGTACCAAGAGGAGGCCATCCAGGCCACCTTCGACTTCCTCTCCAACCGGCGCGGCGAGCACCCGCTGATCGTGCTGCCGACGGGCTCAGGCAAGTCGCTGGTCATGGCGGAGACGATCAAGCGGCTCCATGACGCCTATGGCATCAAAGTCCTGCTGCTCGCGCACGTCCGTGAGCTGCTCAAGCAGAACCACGACGCCATCGTGCGGCAGTGGGGCGAGAAGGCCTGCCCCATCGGCCTCAACAGCGCCGGCCTGAACCAGCGGGACATCCACCACGACATCATCGTTGGCGGTATCCAGTCCGTTTACACGATGCCCGAGATGCGCCGGCACTTCGATCTCGTGTTCGTGGACGAGGCGCACCTCGTGCCCAAGACGGCGAGCGGACGCTACCGCCAACTCATCGACGAGCTGACGGAGGTCAACCCGGCCCTCACGGTTGTCGGCGACACAGCCACCCACTACCGCCTGGACGGAGGCTACCTCCACCGAGGCGAGGATCGCCTCTTCACCGAGGTCGCCTACGAGTTGCCCGTCAAGCGCCTCATCGAGGAAGGGTGGCTGTGCAACCTCGTGGGCAAGGAGGGCGAGGCCAAGATCGACACGGAGGGGCTGAAGAAGCGAGCGGGCGACTACGTCACCGGTGAGTTGGCTGACCGTGCAATGGAAGAGGGCGCTGTCGAGGACGCCGTCAACGAGACCATCGAGGTGGCCAAGCGCGAGCGCCGCAAGAGCGCGCTCTTCTTCGCCTGCAACGTGGCTCACGCCGAACAGATCGCGTCTGCCCTTGGGGCTCGAGGCGTGCCAACCGGCGTTGTTCTCGGACACACCGCCACGCGCAAGCGCGATGCGCTCATCGAGGCCTTCAAGGAGGGCCAGCTCCCGACGCTCATCAACGTCGGCTGCCTGACCACCGGCTTCGACGCCCCTCGCATCGACCTCATGTCGATCCTGCGTCCGACGGAGAGCACCAGCCTCTACGTCCAGATGATGGGCCGGGGCATGCGCCTCTTCGACGGGAAGAAGGACTGTCGCGTTCTCGACTACGGCGGCAACATTCTCAGGCACGGCCCGATCAACTCGCTCTGCATCGAAGAGAAGAACGGGAAGGCGGTGGCAGGCGAGCCGCCGGTCAAAGTCTGCCCGGAGTGTCGTGAGTTGATCCTGATCGCGATGCGTCAGTGCCCGGAGTGTGGTTACACGTTCGACATCCAGAACAACCGCCACGACCGTGTCGCGGCCAAGCTGCACCCGGTGGACTGGGCTCCACCGAAGCCACCGCCGAAGTTGCCGGTCAAGGCGATGTCGATCAGCCGCCACCAGTCCACGAAGCCCGGCAAGCCTGACACCGTCCGGGTGACCTACGTCGCCGGCTTGGCTCAGGTCAGCGAGTGGCTCTCGTTCGAGCCGGACTCCTCGAGCTTTGCGCGCAAGGTCAGCTCGGAGTGGTGGGCTCGGCACACGGGGGACGAGAGCGCGCCAACCTCCGTCGAGGAGGCCCTCAACAGGGGGCACGCCATCTGCGGGCCGAGCCACGTCGTTGTCTCGGAGGCAGGCAAGCATCCGCACATCTTGGGGACCATGCACGATCATGAGCCGCCCTACTCCGTCGATGTGTATGGTGGCGGCGCGACGTTCGCGATCGACGACAGCGACCTGCCTTTCTAGGGGAGACAGATGCTCGACCAAGCGGAGTTCCTGGCGAGCATGGGAGCGGACGTTTTCCCCTGCCATTGGAGAACAGCTGCAGCTCGGTGTTCCTGTGGCGACCTGAAGTGCAAGAACGTCGGCAAGCACCCGCTCATCGACCGCTGGCGAGACAACTCTAGTGATGACCCAGACCAGATCGCGGCGTGGTGGCGGAAGTGGCCGGACGCCAACATCGCCATCGCCACTGGATCTGTCTCCGGGTTGTGGGTCCTGGACCTCGACCTGAAGTGGGACGAGAACGGCGTGGTCGTCTGCGATGGACTCGTGGAGGTCACCAAGTTCGGCATCAACATCAGCACCACAGAAGGGATGGTCGCCAGGACAGGTGGCGGCGGGCTACACGTCTACTACCGCTGGGACAAGATGATCCCAGAGATCCGAAACCGACAGGGCATCATGCCGGGCGTCGATGTGCGCGGGGAGGGTGGCTACGTCATCGCCCCTCCCTCGCGGCACGAGAGCGGCAAGCTGTACGAGTGGATCTCAGAGGCGCTCGCCCCACTGGAAGCCCCTCCGGAGATCGTCCGGCTCGCGCTTCACGGGGTCGTGAGCAACGACCAGCCGCTCTTCGCCCCCAAGCTCGACGCGCCCAAGGAGCTGCCGCCGCGCATCGCGACCCCCCTTGACGTCGAGGTCGCGGAGGCGCTGCGCTTCATCCCGCCGAACCTGGGCCGAGAGGACTGGATGAAGGTCTGCATGGCGTTGCACGACGCCAGCGGTGGCAGCTCTGAGGGGTTCGATCTCTTCCACGACTGGAGCGCCTCGGCCAACGGGAGCACTACACCCAACGGGAACAAGGCCTACGAGGGGAGGGACGCCTGCCTCAAACAATGGGGCTCGCTCTCAGGGAAGGCCAACCCCATCGGCCGCCGCACCCTGTTCCGCATGGCCTACGACAGGGGGTTCACTCCGAACACAGCGGAGATCGACCCAAGCGAGGCGCGCGATGCCGTTTACACGGAAGCAGTCGTCGGGCTCTGGCGCGACCCCGAGGTCCTTCATGCCGAACTCAGGCGCGTTGGCGTGGATCTGGGTTCTGTTATCCCCAAAGGCCTCGAGTGGTTCCAGGAGATGACCGAGGCCCTGGCTCACGCCTTCCAGGTTCCGCCTGAGTTGCCCTTCTTCCTCAGCCTTCCAATCGCCATGTCAGCGCTCTCAGGCAAGGCGGTGGCTTGCGTGCCAGGCGAGGCGTGGAAGGAGCAGGCTGTGCTCTGGACCGTCGTCGCGATGAAGAGTGGGTCTCGCAAGAGCCCCGTCTGGCGGCAGCTCATCGCGCCACTCATCGAGTGGGAGGCGGGCCTGGACAAGGCCGGTGCCGCAGGCGTCCACGAGGCCGCGCTCTTCCTTGCCGAGGACCGTGTAAACAAACTGAAGAAGGACCTGACCAGCCCAAAGTGCCAGGGCAACCCGACCCAGTCGAAGACCTACCAGAGTGACCTCGCGAAGGCGCTCGGCGATCTGGAGCGCCTCAAGTCAGAGGGCGTCCAGTCAGACACGCTGCTCGCCCAGGACACCACGAGCGAGCGACTCGTCGAGTTGATGCAGCGGCAGCAGGGGCGCGTGCTGATCTCCGCCTCGGAGAGCGACCCCCTCGACGTCGCCATGGGGCGCTACACCGCCGGTGAGCCCCATCTCGGGCCGTGGCTGCAGGGCTACGACGGCGACCCCCTGAAGCAGGAGCGCGTCGGGCACACGCGGATCGTGGAGAGACCCCTGCTCAACGTCGGCGTGGCGGCACAGCCCGAAGCCCTCTCATGGCTGACCAACGAGATGGCCCAGGGGCGCGGCTTCATCGCTCGATTCATGATGGTCACTGCCGAGCGCGACGTCCTTGCGGAGGAGATCCTCGCTGGGCGCGGGATGGATGACGACCAGATGGAGCCCTGGGCCCAGGCGCTGACCAGCCTGCTGCAGAAGCCAGTGCCGGACACACCGGTCGAGTTGGTGTTGAGCCCCGACGCTGTCGGCTGGCTTCGCCGGTTCATGCACGAGACTCGGGACATCCGGGCCACGAACGATGACGACGACCCGTGGTTCGCCAAGCACGATGGGCGAGCCATCCGGATCGCGATGCTCTACCACTGCATGAAGCACGAAGGCTACGGCAACTTGACCATCGACGGGGAGTGCATGCGTGCGGCGTGCGACACCGCGCGCTACGCCATCTCGCAGCACCGAACGATCGCGACCATGGCGTCCCTCGACAAGGACACCCGGATCGCCCACCGTCTCGCCAAGCAGATCGTCAACAGGGACCTCTCTGGCAAGGAGTTCCCCCGCAACGAGGTCATCTCGGGGGTGCGTGGTCCTCGGTCAGAGGTCACCTGCGCCGCCGACACAGACGGGGCCTTCCAACTCCTGATCGACAGCAACTGGCTACGCCCGTCGGCGACTGCCAAGTCCCGGAGGGGGGCGGGTGGCTCCATCACATGGAGCCGCTACGAAGCGCGCCCTGACTTCCATGCCCGCTGGGAAGCAAATGAGCGCTCGCACTCAGCGGAGGTGCGAAGTCTACTGAGTACGAACGCTCGACGAGAGAGCACCGCCTAGGCGGGCGGGCCTGTCTCAGAGCTTACCTTAGGCGGCTCAGGAGGAGGGCCCCCCTCCTGAGGGAGTCCGCTCCGGCGGACCCCAGCGTAGCTTGCAACGGCCTTCGCTGCGCCGCGCACGTCGCCACGCATGGCTGCCCCCAGACCAGCCTTGACCAATCTCCGGCCGCGCCCTCCGAGCGTCGGCACCAGCCACGCCACTGCGACACCGACAGCGCTACTGACCCAGTCGAGAGCTGCGCCTCCCCCTTCATAGGCTTGGACGATTCGCTGCGCCATTGCCAGGGTCCGTGGGTCCGTGAACTCGCCCGAGGCCGCACCAACGAGGATCTCCTGTGCAGCTTCGTACTCTTCGGCCGTCGGGAGTGCGCCGCACGCGCAGGCCAAGAGAGCGATCACCGCAGCAGCCATGTATCTATTCATGCAACTTCTCCGTCCTGCTGCCTGAGGATCTCAGCCACGTCTTGCTTGATCTGGCTGATCAGCTCGCCCTGCTTCTCGAGGTGCTGCAGGATGCGCACGCTCTCCTGGGCCCAGTGCAGGTTGCTCGACTTGACCTCCTCGACAAGGGCAAGGTGGCTCTGCACGAGTCTCTCAAGCATCGGAACTAGGTGGTTCATCACGAGCCTCCAGCCTCCCAGTAGGAGCGCAAAGAGAAGCCCACCTGGAACACCGATCTCGCGAATAAACGTACCCCACTCCATCAGCTCTTCTCCTTGAAGGCGTTGCCGCCTGCTACGTGGCACAGGTGAACCACGAGGCCCACGGCCAGGGCGACGCTGATGGACACCGGGAGAGCCACTGTATCAGCGGTGACCACCCACTCCGGGTGCCCACCCGACACGGACCAGCGCGAGGTGATCCGTCGCAGGAACATCCCTGCGAAGGCGAAGGTCATCAGCCACCAAGCCAGCCGATGGATGCGCTGTCTCATCCAGAGACAACAGACCAGCGGCACGACCTGAGCAACCATACCCACGCCGAGCACGACAGCAGTCAGGAGGCTCACCGCCCGGCTCCGATGCCAACACCAGCACCGCCCGGCAAGGCACCGCCAGGAGCAGCGCCGCTCCCCCCTCGCTTGCCCTTCTTGGTCGTGCCCTGGATGGCCTTGGCCAGGATGTCGAGGATCAGCTGACGATCAGCGCCGGGAACCGTCGTGAGGTTGAAGCACACGCCGTCGATGGCGCTGCCTGCATCTTCGATGATCACGATGACCCGGTCGCCCCCGGTCTCGTCGTCCGCGAGGTCCAACTCCCACATGCCATGCCCGACGTGCGACGGGAGGTTGGTCGTGTTGGCCGGTGAGCCCCCGTCGATGCTGACCTTGCTGTCACCGGTCGCCGGGGTCCAGTCAGTACCGACAGCCCACGTCGAGGCGCCTGCCTTCGCTGGGCAGAAGTTGAGGGTCGTGCTGACCCCCCTGGTGATCTCGCTGCTGTAGGTGACGTGGCCCATGACTCAGACGTCGAAATACCAGACCGACGCCCGGCACCGACCGACGACGCCGGCCCCCGCAGCGACGGCAAAGGTGCCCGCGCCGGCAGACGACCCCAACTTGATGGTGGCCCCATCCGTCAGCGTCAGGCCGCTCGGGAAGATAAAGAGGACGGACTGCCCGTCGCCGAGCGGGTTGATCGCCGTGATCGTGGTGACGCCCGTCACGGTGATCATCTCGCACGGCGGCAGGGTGATGGTCGCCTCAGAGGCCACCGTGGGGGTGTAGTTCCCGGCCCCCTGGCGCATCCCCTTCATGGTGATCTCGTCGAGCGCCCCCGCCGCTACGTCCCAGTTCTGGGTGATCCCGTCGGTCGCGAGGATCTCGCCATCGCGAAAGGCCACGTCCGTGACGGACGCTCCAATCGAGACCTCGCTGTGCCCTGCTGCTGAAGTCGTGAGCAGGTTGTCCAGATGGATGCCCTTGAAGATCACATCGCTGGTCGCGTCTACGAGACAGACGCCGTCCGCTGTCGTGGCCCCTGACTTGCCGCAGTTACGGACGACGCAGTCAGTGAACCGGAGAGTCTTGCTCTCTGCGGATGAGCCTTGATGCGTCCCGTCCTCGATGTAGATGCCGCACCCGGTGGCCGCTTCAACTGTCACGGCAGCGAACGAGCACCGCTGCGCTCCTCGCAGGTGGAGCCCGTGTTTGTCGGATGCCCCGGCGATGTCTCCAACCAACTTCACGTCTGACATCGACAGGTCCTTGACCACCGCTCCCTCGTCCACCGCCAGCGCCCCGCCGTCACAGTTGTTGACGTAGCCCTGACTGAGCGTGAGCGCATTGTTCCCGGGACCCGCGTTGCTGTTGTCGAAGCTCGAGGAGAAGCGAAGCCCGATGCCCGCGTTGCCATCGCACCCGAAGTCGGTGATGACGGTTCGCTCCAGACCATCCATCACGATGCCGTCGGCGGTGTTCGTCATGGACCGGATAGTCTCGAAGTGCCCGCCAGCCGACAGCCCTAGCGAGTTGTCCGACTTGAGGAACGGTTCCAGGCTCAGGCCGGCCCCCGCGTTGCTGTAGACCCACAAGCGGTGCCCCGTGATCTCCCGCCACGAGGCGAGGCGGATGCCGTCGCCGCCGTTGTCGTGCGAGTAGATGTTGTCCAGCGTGACCCGCGCATTGCCGGCGCTCGCGAGCGTGGAGTCGCAGTCCGTCTCGATGCCGTGGCTCGTGGCGTCATCGACCTCCAACTCAGCGAAGTCGCAGTCCTGCACGTTGTAGAGCTTCAGGCCTCTGGTCGCCCCACCGGCGCAGTCGATGGTCAACCGAGCTACGCCACAGTGGCTGGTGATGGTCGTGCCCGAGGACACGCCGACACGGACGACCTCGTCCATCGCAGTGTCGCAGAGGAGCGTTGTGATCCCCCGGCCACAGCCGACCAGCCACACGTTGCTGGAGTTGATGGTCAGGCTGGTTGAGATGGTCCAGGATCCCGGTGGCACCAGCACCATGCCGCCATAGGTGGACGCCTCGGCTGCGTCGATGGCAGCTTGGATCTCCACCTCTGTCGTGTCGGACCCGTAGGCTCCGGGGTAGTAGATGCCTTGGCCGAAGACCTGGTTGGCGAGCGTCTGGAAGTCCGCCCAGAACAGATCGGGCTGTACCTCGAGTTGGTTCTTCGACAGGCGGTTCCCATTCCACCCGCCCGGGGAGAGGTTCTCCATCCGGCGAACCAGCGTGTGCATGTTGGGGAAGGTCATCGATCACCTCGGCTGATAGGGCCGCCCCATGACGGCGGTTCGGAAGGCGGCCCCGAGAGCAGCGTCCTCAGAGTACCGTGTAAACGCATCAACAACAGCACCCGCCTGGACCGACGGAAGCCCGGTGAAGTCCCCGCCGACGTTGAGCATGGCCTTGATCAGCCCCTCGTCGACCTCGAGATCCGCGACCTCGTTCCAGAGGCGGTCGATGTCGGTGACTGCGCGGAGGGCCGTGGGACCTCGATACTGGAAGCCGGAGATCAGGCCGGTCAACTCGCGAGCGCCGACGAACGTGCCGAGCCCCATCGAGGACGCCTCGAACATGGCCTCCTTGAGCAGGTCGCGCTCGTCGTCCTCGCTGCCACGCAGGGCCTGCCGGGCTGCCACCGTGAAGAGAGCCGGCATGACGTAGAGCATGGTGAAGCGGCCGAAGAGCTTGACCGCATCGCCCGCGCTCTTCTCGCTGCGGAGGAACTTCTGGGTTGCCTCGGAGGTCTGGTTCAGCGTGGTCGACAGGTAGAAGTAGAACATCGTCCACATCTTCTGCAGCCCGCCGCCGCGCTGCATCGTCGACAGGTCGACGAGGTGCGCTGACCCCTGGCTATCACGCACGGCTTGGTCGGCCTGGGCTACTGCGTCAGCGTGAGCTGCCCCACCTTCGGTGGCCTTGGCGTAAGCGGCCATCCAAGTGGGCGTGTCGACCATGGCCTGGGTCTTGGCAATCATCCACCAGCCCGCCTCCTTCCACGCTTGCATCACCCCCCGCTCACCGGACGCCTGCTGGCGCAGCTCAGCGACCTGCTGGTGGTGGGTCTCCTCGCGGGTGGTCATGAACGACGACTGCTCGCGCACCCACTCCATGGTGTGCTTGGCCATGTGCGGGCTGCCGAAGAACTGCAGCGCGGCCTTCAGGACGCGACCCGGCCCGACACGCACCATCGACTGAGTTAGGCCGGAGAGGTTGACGACGGCGGTCGTCGGGCGGAAGGCGAGCACGGCTGTCGAGGTGTTGACCCTCAGGGCCGTCATCAGCTTCTCGAAGTTGTTCGCGGAGCCGATCGAGCCTCGCGCCACGTCACCGACCATCGCGTGTAGTTGGCGTCCTGCCTCTGGCCCGTAGTGCTCTTCGATCGCGTGCCGGACGGACTTCGCGCCGAGCACCCGCGACACGTCGATCAGCGCCTCGTGGTGCGTGAGGTCATGGACGACCTGCCGGGTGTGATCGGCAGCGACAGCCAGCACGTCGAGACGCACGCGCTTGTCGGTCGTCGAGACCCGATCGATGAGGTGACCCTGCCGAGTCATGGCGGCGGTCGGCTGGCCGCGCGTCATGATCGCGATCTCCTGGTCAGGCGTCAGCTCGCGCCCTCCATCCGGCCGGTACTTCAGCGGGTGGTAGCCGCCCGTCACCGTGCCGACCCCCGGCACCTCGTACTCGATCGGCTCGACCCATCGAGGGGGGACGCCGGTGACCCGTCGCTGCTTGTCTGCGATCTCCGGCTTGAAGGCCTCGTAGTAGGCGAACATCGCGTTCAGGAACTGAACGTCGCTTTCGGTCAGGGTCCGCAGGACGGCATGCACTTCGCCCTGAGTCAGTCCGAGGCGGCTCTCCTGGTAGACGCCGTTCGAGTCCGTGTGCCCCACAAGACGCTCGCGCCCGAACTCGTTGCCCCAGAGCAGGGCGATCCCGAGCCGGTCCTCGTGCGAGAGTTGCTGTCGCACCCCCTCGACATCCTGGAGCTTGTGGAAGTTCCCCGACCCCCACTCGGGCAGGAGCGCGAACACGGCCTGCAGCCGCTCGATCTCCTGGACCATCCGAGTGACCTCGGTGTCAGCCGCCTCGTTGAGCGGCCGGATCAGCGACTCCCAGACGACCCCGCCGTCCTCGAAGTCGTCCATCTCACGGGCCAACTGGGGCGCCTTGATGTGCTGCATGTAGAAAGCCGCGACGGCCCCCCGCGCCCGCTCCCACCGCGTGCTCGAGCTGGACTGCCTGTCGGCGTCCTGGCGCTTGGGCTTGCTGCCCCTGATCGACGAGACCACCCGGTCAACTCGATCCGAGAGCGCCTCCTTCACTCCCCGACGGACCATCGCGTCCTCGGTCCGAGCGACCTCGTAGATCGACTGCAGCGAGTCACGGACGTCCCGCATCTCCTCGATGCTCAGGCGGTCGAAGGGACGGTTGGTGAACCCACGGGCGTCCAGGCTGGGGGCCACCGCGAGCAGGCGGTGCTCGCCCCTAGCCTCTCTGGTTGCGTTGGTCTCCTGAGCCCACTGTCCGATTGGTGCCAGAGCCGCGAAGCGTGGGGGTAGGAGCGCTCGGGAGAGGTTGAAGCCCACCAGCACCCGAAGCACTTGGTCCTGCCAGTCCTGCCCGACCTTGCCCAGAGTGCTGAAGCGCCCTCCGCGTCCGAGCTTGGCGAGATATTTGCCGTGACGAATGTGTTCGGCCTTCAGCTTGAGCGCGATCCGGTGCATCTCGTAGTTGTAGATCGACTGCTCCAGGGCTGCGGCAGCCTTGCGGAACTGCCCCGTCGCCTCGTACCGGGTCATCTTGCCGCGTGCCTTGCCGGCGGCAGCGCGGTACCTGTCCGGGGTCAGCTCGGAGACCGGCATCCCAATCAGCGCAGCCATCGCCCTGGCCCGGATCTCAGCCAGCTTGGGCGTGTCGTCCCGGGGCCGCTTCATCTCGGCCTCCAGGATCTGCCTGCGAGCCCGCTCTCCTGCCTCGCGTCGCTCAGCCCCCCGGCGCCCCTCAGCCTCCCTGCGAGCCTCTCGCCCCTCCTCAGCGGCCTTCTTGGTCAGCTCGACCAGCTTGAGGTGCAGCGCGTCAGAGCGCTCTCGATGGGCCTGAGCGGCCAGAGCGGCCTTCCGGGCTCGGCTGGGCGTGGCGCCCCGGCCTTGCTCCCTACGCAGCATCTCGAGGGCCAGCCGCCGTGCTGTCTGCTCCTTGTGGCTGGCAGCCACCAGCTGAGCCACGAACTGCCGGGTGCCATGAGCCCCCCAGGCTTGTGCCAGAGCGTCCAGGGGCTCGCTGGGGTCACCGTCCTCCGCCAGGGCACCGATGCGGCGCAGCTCCGGCAGAATCTCCTTGGGCACGCTCTCCGGGTCGATCTTGGGGGCGTGGGTCAGCTTCTGCCCACCGGCCTCCATGCCGTCCACTATCGCATGGTAGGCCCGCACGGCAGGCTGCTCGTTCAGGGTGGCCAGGACCTCGCCCAGGACCTCGCTGAAGCGCCTTGAGCGCTCGGCGCTGGCGTCGGCCTTGGCCTCCCTGCGCTTCTCGGCCAGGAGCCTCTCGCGGTCCACACGATCGGCGTCCTCCTGAGCCTGCTCGAAGCCGACGATCTCGTCCGTGTCGGATGTTCCATGTGGAACATCGAGGTGCCCCATCTCCCCTCGGACTTCCTGAAGCTCCTGGTCGGTGGCCAGCAACCGGTCCATCACCCCCCGGACCTCGTCCGTCAGCCCGACCTCGAAGCCGGCTCTCGCCTCCAGACCCACGAGGTCCGAATAGATGGCCACCAGCCAGTCCGTGAAACGCGAGAAGGCTCGGCGGAGTGCCAGTGACGGGGCATCGCCCTCCATCAGGTAGGCCTCGAAGGCTCGAGCGAATCGCTCATGCCCTGCCCGCCGCCCCTCGATGTCCGTCGCTCGCCACTCCTCGGGGGTCATCCCCAGCCACTCGATGACCGCCGCGAAGTCCCGTTGCTGCTGGGCGTCGCCGCCCTCTGCCGCGAGATCGCCGAGCATCTCCAAGAAGACGTGGCCAGTCTCGTGGAGGAAGGTCGATAGGTTGCGACCGGCGAGCATCTCGATCTGGAAGGAGCGCCTGCCGTCGGTGTCGCGGAAGAGGGTGGTCTCGCCGCGAGTGGCCTCCTGCGAAACTCCGTCGCCCTCGATAGGGGCTCCACCCACCCGCACCCGGAAGCGATCCAGTAGCGTCGCTTCGCTCAGCCCTGACCGCGCAGCCATGGCCTTGAAGCCAGCGGCCATGAGGAACGCTGACAGCCGAGCATCCTCCGGGCTCCGCCCCGTCGCCACGAGCTGAGCCGTCAGCGCGTTCTCGAGATCTTGGGCGGCCTTGTAGGTCTCGTCGATCTGGGCGAGGCGGCCTTCGATCTCTGTGCGGCGTGCATCGCCCTGTTGCAGGGTGCCTTCGAGGATGCCCCTTAGGTCTCGCTGTAGGAGTTCCGTGTCTTCGTACTGGGCGTCATCAAGTAGCTGGCGAAGGTTCTCCTGAAGGCGTCGTGCCCCCGCGCCGCCAGCGTCACGAGGGGCTGCCGTCCCAGCAAGCTCCCGCTGCAGTTGATCCAGCCCCCCGGAGGCCGGCGTCTTGACCCCTTCGAGGATCTCCCGAAGCTCTTCAGCCAGCGCCGGGTCCGCAGGACGGAGAGGACTGTTTCGCTGCTCCCCCTCCAAGATGCCCTGCATCTCTTCCTGCACCTGACTATCATCACCCGGACTGAACTCGCGAACGCCCGTGCCCGCGAGAATGCCCCGGAGTTCCGGTATCCCACTAGAAACATCCCCCCTCAGGATGTCGCGCAAGGCACTGGTCAGCCGTGGATCCATGATCACAGGCTGAGACGACTCGTCATTGTCCTCGAGGACGCCCGCGAGGTCAGCCTGCAAGGCTGCCTCGGCGGCGGGGTCATCGAGCGAGGCCAGCTCCTCCCGAAGCTCCGACTCCTCCGCCTCAAGCCCGGTGAGCCCACCTTCCTCGGTCTCGTCCAGCGACACGAGTCCAGCCTCAGAAGCTGACATCGCTGTGTCGTGGAACTCCCCGAGGTCAACGAGATCAACCAACTCCTCCCGCTGGGCCATCGTGTCGATGAAGTCAGAGAACCGCACAGCGATCGTCCCGCTGTCGTCCGCCAGCCCGTAGGCCATCTCGCCGTTGCCTCGCGTGAAGCTATCCAGAAGCTCCACCGGGTCCAGGTCGTTCTCCTCGGCGAAGGCGTCCCAGGCGTCCTTGTCGAAGACCGCGACGGACGCATCCGTCATGCTCCCTAGATGCTTCTCAAGAAGCTCGGCTGTGTCTTCGGGTAGCGCCTTCGCGGTCTTCGACGCGCGCCACCGCTCGATCAGGTCGCGGGTGTTGCGGGCGTTGACGTGCGCGTCGATCGCTCTGCGCACCTTGCGAGCGGGAACACCGACGGCAGCGCGAGACGTCATGGCTGCCCGGTTGAGTGCAGCCTGCCCACCCGCCGTGCCCATGCTGGCGAGCGACTCCAACAGCGCCTCATCGAAGTCGCCCTCGCCGGTCGCCGCCATCTGCCCAAGGAACTCACCACCTCCCTCACCGATAGCTTCGACGAGTTGCTGTGATGCAGCCGCTGCCCACCGACTGCGCTTGGCGATGATGCCGCCCAACTTGCCACCCGCGAGGCCGGTGACCGCGTCGAGCGCGCCGATGACGGCGCCCTTGCGGAGGCCCTCGTCCGACAGTCGAGCCATCCGGGTGCGGTTGCGGCTGGCCTCGTAGATGCTCTGAGCATCCGCCATGTCGGCGTACTGGGAGAGTTCTCCCATGATGTACGCGCCGGCTTCTGTCGTCGTGCCACCGAGGAACGCGCCGCCGGCAACTCCTAGCGGGCCCAGAGGAAGCATCGCTGCACTCGCACCAAGGGCTGGCAGCGAGAAGCCCAGGTTCTCGACGATCAGGTTGATGAAGCCACTCGGCGTGCTCAGCGCTTGAGCGACCAGCTCCATCCCCTCAGCATCATCGAGCCCGGCGAAGTACCGCTGCAGCGAGTCGCTCCGGTCGGCGCGCAGTTGGTGAGCTGACCTGCTGTAGTCTGCCAGCGCAGACGAGGCCTCCGCCCGCCCCTCGTCATCGCGAGCCGCAGCCAGCGTCATGGCAGCCAACGAGCCGCGCATGTTGAGCATGCCCAACGTGAAGCTCTCGCCGGACTCTTCCATCAGGCCTTGCTGGCGGTGCTGCTGACGGCGCATGGCCAGCACCAGCTCCGTCAGCCCCTCCACGTCGCTTGCCGCGACAGCAGCGCGGTCGATGTCGGCCTCGAGCCAGCCGCGAAAGGCCGGGCTCTCGGCCGCCAGCTCGTCGAGCGGGACCATCTCGCCCAGCAAGACCTTCCGGTCGACCTCCGACCCGTTCCGCAAGACGCCGGCCGCTGTCTTCGAGTCGAGGCCATGCAGGCGAGCCGCCTTGACCGTCGCCGCCATGTCCGACATCGACAGGTCGTGCAGCGCTACCCGCGCTCGCGTTGAGAAGGCGCGGTGCCTGTCGCTACGGTGAGGAAACTTCTCACGGAGGAGGTCGAGTTCGTCGGTCACAGGCCAATGCTGCCTAGCATGTTGCTTGGGTTCGTGTCGCCTTCGCCCATGCGCTCTGTCCAAGCACGGCGAGCCGCAGCCCAGTCGGCCTCAGTGCTGAGGTTCATGCCATGCTTGATGGCGTAGCGCCTCACCTGTCCGCGCTCCGCCTTCTCGCCAAACCCAAGGAACTCCATCGTGTCGCCTACGCGCTCTCTCAGGGCGCGGGCGATGAAAGACTCGCCAGCAGCCCTCGCGCCCATGGAGACAGCAGCGGCGCTCGCGCCAAGCGCGTCGTCAACGATCGTGGTGTCCGGCGCGTCCTCGCGCGTCTCCGCCCATCGGTCAACGATCAGGCCCTTCAACTCAGCCATCTCGCGGGCCGACGCTGCGCCGCTGCGGTAGGCACTGGCGTCGGAAGGGGAGATCAACCCGTCGCCGACCAAAGACCCGATGACACCAGGGATCTCGCTCTCAGGGATGTCGCCGTAGGTGATGTGCCGAAGCTGCTTCGTGTCGGGCGTCAGCCCGCCCTGCCCCGTGATGACGTCCCGGGTGAGGTGGGTCATGAACCCAGCCAACTCTTCCGAGTCGGTTGCATCGTCGACAAACGTCGTCATCTCGATCATGAACGAGAGCGCATCATTCTCGTTCTCAAATAGGGCGACGTTCGCCTCGATGAACTTCTCGACCAACTCCTTGTTCCTGAAGAGCTTGCTCTGGGAGAGGTCGCCACGGGTCTCTCGTTGGAGGCGCTCCAGGCGCTTGTACTGATCGCTACCGAGACCGCCGAGGGCCGCCTCGATGCTTGCGAGCGGGAACTCAGCGAACTCACGCGGACTCTTCATCGCCCATCGAGTCGCGGCGACTTCGGTGCTGTAGAAGTCACGTTCCCTCAGCACGCCCGCGTTGAGCAGCATCGTCTCTTCCAGGATGCCCTGATGCTCTTCGCTCAGCTGATCCCAACGGGAGTCTGTCTGGAGGGCCTTGATGTCCGTGACCTCCGTCCCGATCAAGTCGCGGTTCCAGTCGCCCAAGATCTCATTCTGACGCTCCGTCGCACGCGCGACCTGATCAGCGAAGTCCTGGCGGATCATGCCCTTCACGTCACGAGCGCTGTCCGCGTCGATGACGCCATCCCTGACGCCCTGGTCGACCTTGGCGAGGCGCGCCGACAGCACCTGCGACGGTGTCATCACAGGCAGGCCACCGCCCGTGTAAACGGCCTCACGCCGCTCCTTTGAACCAGAAACGTAGGGCACTTCAGACGCGACGCCCGCCGCCATATCGGCCTTGGTGATGATCAGCTGCTTGGCGGCGATACGCTCGCGCTCTTGCTCGAAGACGCCAGCGCCCATGCTCAGCCTGTACTCCTCTGCGTACAACTCAGCTTCAGCCAAGCGGCCACCGTCGATCAGCGAGCGCAGGACGTCTGCTCGCACCTTGCGCTCGACCGGCTCGATCTGCGAGCGTTCCCACATGAGGCCGTCTTCTTCGTTGCCGGCGATCCTATCGAAGTTGCTCGCGAGGTGAGCCCCAACTGTTGCCTTGAAAATATCTAGGGTGTTCTCGACAGGGGCGTCGTTGATCGTCCCGTCGGGGTTGATGCTGATGTCCTTCGCAGCGTCGATTGCGCGTCCCTGATGAACGACCTTCGATTGCTGGTACTGGGCCAGCTCCATCCGGCCCTCGACCTCTTCCATCCGCGTCGAGACTCGGCGGCCGAAGCCCAGTGCGATGGCTGCAGACTCTCTCTGGACCAGCTCTCTCTGGACCTCACTGAGCCCCCCGAGGACTTCGGCGTGACCCTCCTGGTAGAGCTGCATCGCAGTCTGGCCGACCTCGGCGTACCGCTCGCCCTCGAGATCCGACAGCGGCACTTCCTCGCCGTCGAGAGGCCGGTACCACGTCTTGTCCGCCAAGGCGCTGAGGTCCACCACCGCCTTCGACGCGATGCGCCTGTTCGAGCGGTCAGCCTGCCGCGCCGCGATGCCGGCCGACACCTCGCCCACGGCCCCCAGGACCCTGCGGGCGTTCAGGCTCTGGCCAGGGACTGGACGCTGGGCGCCGGGGGCCAGCGCGGCGCGTTCGACATCCGAGGAGACCGCCCCTCCCGCTGTCGGGATGGTCGGGATCCTCACGGGGCGCTCCCACTACCGGCCGTCCCAGAGATCCAGCCCCACAGCCCGTCCCACAACTCATCGAGCCCCTGCAGCGCCCCGCCGCCCCCGTCGTCCGACGGCGACGTCGTCCGCCACCAGTCGTTCTTCGCTGCGACCTGCTCGAAGTTGCCGAACTCCTGGACCAGCGTGCCCATGGCGTTCATGTAGCCAGCCTTGATCGCCATGTCGGCCGCCTTCTCGTGGGCGTCCGCCTCGAACTGGTGCCCCCGGGCAGCCAGGGCCGCGTTGTTCTTGATCTGCCGCATCCGGTGCCCGACCGTCGCCGCCGTGCCCTCCTGGATGCTGGTGATCGTTCCGCCTGCGCTGAGGTCGACGCCCTGGCCAGCCGCAGCTGCTCGCTGAGACGACTGCAGTGCCCGCCCCTCGAGTTGCGCTCGAGCCGACCTGTCCTGCCCCTGGCGCACAGCCTCTCGGCCCTTGAGCACCGACAACTCGGCGTTGTACTTGTGAGCCTTGCCCTGGTCCTCTGCAAGGAGGATGTCACCGACGGCCATGCTCATGGTGCCTCTCCGAAATGAACCTCGCGGACGACGCCGTAGATCTCCGCTGGCAGCGGCAGCGACTGGCGGATCAGAAGCTCGGCGCCTGTCAGCGATGGGCGGCTCTTGATCCTACAGCGCCGAAGGCCCGTGAGCAGCCCGGTCGTGGTGTCGTCACCATCCACAGCGAGGTCTGCGAGGTAGCTCGCGTCGGGCCCGGCCTGGATCCCGCGAGTGTTCCGCACGTCGAGGGTCACGGCCTGGACCTGCTTCATCCTGTCGTAGAGCGCGCTGCCGCCCTGGTCGGCCGAGTCCACGTCGAACAGGCGGACATCGGTCTCCGGGATGAGCAGCCCGATGTGCATGATCCCGTAGGGCCTCGAGAGTTGGCTGATCGCGCCGCTCGTCACGGTGTAGGGCCCCAGCACGTTGCTGTCCGCCAGGACAGTGACCGACTCGCCCTCCAGGTGAGACAGGCTCGTCGGGAAGTCCCGGACCATGGCGACCCACGAGGTCGTGCTGGTGGACTGCAGCGCGGCCGGGCAGGCCGTCAAGAGCGTCACCGTCTGCACGGTCGTCGAGGCGTCCCCGGTCACCTGGACTTCGACGTAGACGCTGGAGTCCGTCGCGCTCTGGAGACGGTAGCCCTCGCCGACGTTGCTCGCGTCACCAGGGAAGGTTGCTGCCCCAGCCGTGAGGGTCAGGCCTGTCTCGCCAGACGCCCAGGTCGAACCACCAGTCAGCTCCATCGTCGTGGTTGCCGCCGAGTGCGTCCCGTCGTAGGTCAGCGACGAGTCCAGGAAGACGGACGCGAGGTGCTGGTCCTGCTGGTACTGACCCACCTTGCGCGGAGACAGCCTCTCCATGTTCCTCACGACAGCGCCATCGATCGTGCGCTTCACGAAGAAGTAGGGCGTGTCGACGCCGTCCTCGGGGATCACTGCGACGTCCTTGAACTCGCCGCTCGCCGCCGTCGTGTGCGTCGACCACGCAAGGATCTCCTGGTCCCTCAGATGGGAGACGCCAAGGAGTGTGCCGTCATTGCGGCACATCCAGCCGATGGAGTTGGGAACCCGGGCGTAGTCCCAGTTGCTGATCGTGTAGCCGTCGAAGATCGACTTGGCGAAGACCGTCACATCTGACGGCGAGTACCCCGCGAAGCCGCCCTCCTGGATGTCGAAGCGCAGCTCACGAACGATCGACCCGAGAGACTCGACGTAGAGGATCCCGTCGCCGATCCGCAGCGGGGCTGGCGACGCAGCCGCCCCTTCCGTCGAGAGCGTCTGGAGGTTGATGAGCGTCGGCGTGATCGTCCCGGCGCCGTCGCCGGCCGCAGTCCAGATCGACCCGTTGGTCATCACGATCAGTTGGCCGAGGTTCGTCAGGTGCCGGACCTCGTCAGCCCTCTCGTCCGCGATGGCGAACTCGAGCGCGTCGGCATCCTCGATGGGGGACCGCACCGAGTAGTCGTCGGCATCGCCCGTGACCGAGCCGTAGACGCGACGCGGGTCGTCGTCCGTCGATGCGAAGAAGCGTCGCTGCTGGTGCTCCCCAACTGCCGACGGCCAAGCACCATCCACGAAGGGGTTGCGGAAGATCTTGGGCGTGAACTCCTCGTCGGCAATCTGCCCCTCGTCGAGGAAGTCGAGCGTCCGCGTCGAACCGATGAAGCCAAAGGGGCCGCTGTCCACCGAGCGGTAGACCCAGTATTCCTGAGCGTCATCGATCTCAGCCCAGGTCAGTTGGATCTTGTGCTGCGTCGGCTTCGGGAAGCTGTGGCTGAGGCGCGGATACCACGCAAGCGCGTAGTCGATCGTGATGTCGGGCCAACTCGTCGCGATCGAGGGCCGGGTCAGCAGCCCGTCAGTGTCTCTCAGCAGGAAGGCGTGCGTGGTCGACCCTGACACCACGAAGATCTTGTCCTTCAGAGCGAGCACGGCGTTCTCGTTCGCCTCGCCTGAAGCGGCATCGACGCCCGTGATGTGGATCTCGTCACCGTTGTCGAACGGGTGAGAGAGGTGCGTGACCTGCAGGTCGCCGCTGGTCACCTCAGGGTCAGCGACAGCCTTGCCTGTGTAGGTCGTGTCGCCATCGCTGCACGGCAACGACTCCTCGAACGTGCCCGACTTGATCGCCGACACTCGGTAGCGGATGTCCTGCGACCCGGCAGTGTCGCCGTTCGGCGAGCCCACCTGCACGACCGGGGCCGCGATGGTGGCCTTGACCTCCATCGGGAGCATACTCCAGTCCAGGTCGCCGTTGCGCTTGAGGATGTGCTGAGGGTGATTGCGGCTCGTGAAGACGACCTCGCTGCCGCTCTGCTTGATATCAAGGCCCGAGAGGTCAGCCTGCGCGTAGGGCGTGGGCACCTCGAGGATCGCGTCGGACCCACTGGCCGTCAGCGCGTACCAGAAGTCGTCCTCGGTGCCGGCAGTCGCCGGGCCGTTCGTCCCGGAGGCGCTCGTGTGTGTTGCCACGCAGTAATGGAACGTGCCGCCCACGGTCTCCTCGACGATGTCACCGGGCTCGTAGGGCGTGAGGTCTGCCCAGGAGGTGTATCCACCCGTGATCGCCTTGACCGCGCCTGCGTTCCAGAAGCGGATGTACTTCTCCCCGACCTCCAGGAGGTAAGCCGTCGACTCGTCGATCTTGTAGGCCCACAGCCGGATGTCGTCGTGGCTGTCCTTGAAGGTCCCACAATAGCGCAGACCTCCTCTGTTCTGGATCGAACCGAGCCGGGTGACGTACCAGTTGTTGAGGGCCTTGACGCCCTGTGCTCGCTGCGGCCGGTCGATGCGGCCGGACAGGGCCGAGTCAATCAGCCCACCGGCGAAAGACCGCTGGTGGATATTGACCATTCAGTCACCGCCGCGAGCCGAGATCGACGGGCCTGCACGAGGCCGGCGACGCTGCTGCTCGTTCATCATCTGCCCGAGCGCGTGCTGCCACATCCGGATGCCCTCGGTCTGCGCCCGCGTCACCCTCTCAGCGGACACGGACAGGGGTGCGGCGATCCGCTCAGCCAGGCGCCACGAGAGCAGCGACGAGAAGCTCTGTGGGTAGTTGCTGACGGTCGTGTTGGCGTAGATGTACTCGACCTGGGCGCAGTCCGTCGGCGTGTTGGACATGATCACGACGCTGCTGTCGTGGTTGCGCACCTCGTAAGGGTAGCTCCCGCCGGGAGCCAGCATGAGCCACCCTTCGCTGTCGTAGCGCGCCGACAGCCCCACCCCTTCGTCGTCGATGAAGCGCCAGAAGCGCAGGCAGTCCGAAGGGTAGGTGTAGGCGCGATCCCAGTGATCAGTCCAGACCTCGCTCGTACCGTCGTCAGCCTCCGACAGCGTGGCGTACTTCATCGAGAAGCCCCACGGGGCCGCCGCCAGTACGAGGTCACGGACCTTCGGGTACCAGAAGTTGCACTCGGTGTACTCCTCGCCTGTCGTCGTCGTGGCGTTGGCGAGGGTCCCGTCAGTGCTGGCCAACTTCACACCGATGCCGATGTGCTCGAGGGCCATGTTGCAGATGGTGATCTCCGTGTGGGTCACCATCGTGGGTCACTCTCCGTCGGAGGGCCGGGCTCCAGCTCCGACGGGCTCCGGCTTCTCGGTCTTCTTGCGACCCGGCTTGGCGAGCACCCGGCCCATCGGGTAGGCCGGCATCGTCACCTTGCTTCCCGGGCGCCGATCCAGCTTGGCGCGTGCCTCCAGGCACGCCTCCTGGTACTCCGCCCAGACCTTCTCGTCCTTCTTGACCTGAGCCGCGCCCCGGGGGTCCTCGACCACCTCGACCAGATGGTCGGGGATGCCCCCGGGGTGCGCCCGCCAGATGAACTCGATGCCCTTGCGGACCTTCCCGTTGGTGTAGCCCAGGACCTCGTGCGTCTCGTCGTGCAGCTGCGGGTGCAGGGGCACGATGATGAACGGGTCGTCGATGTCCTCGCGGACGCGCAGTCGGATCAGGGCCATCAGGAAGGTCCTCTTGGGGGTCAGCTGTCGAAGTTCATGCCACTCGCGTACTGAGCGATGACCGCCGGGTCAGTGCAGATGTCGACCGTGCAGGCGCCAGCCGTGCTGTTGGCTGCCGTGGTCGACGCGCGGACACCGACGTACCGGTTCCACGTCTCACCCGGGGACAGCCGCATGTAGATCACGGTGCCCTGGTGCTCATGGGAGCTGTCGCCGAACTTGTAGGCGTTCAGCCCCGTCTCGGCCGAGTAGGCCGCACTGGTGTAGTGCGTGGTCGAGGACGAGAAGTCCGTCGCCGAGCTGCTCGACTCCACCGTGAAGGTGACGAGGCTGCCGCTGGCGCCGGTGAACGTGGTGGTCACCGTCACCCGAACCAGCAGCTCGGTTGCGGTGCCCATGTCGGCGCCCGAGTTGCCCGTCGCGATGGGACCAGTGTCGTAGGCACTGGTGGTCATCACGTCCGAGCCGCTGTTGGCGAACATGTTCAACGTGGTGGCGAGTGTGTTGTGTGCGTCCATGAAACCCATGGTCTGTCTCCTGTTTCGAGGGTCGCGAGATCAGGTCAGACGACCTGGGGCTCGGTGTAGAGCAACTGGTCGCAGATCTTCAGCGGGATGCCCATGTAGCGAACCATGGGGCCCGAGTTGGCGACCTGCTCGATGGTGAAGACGTTGGCGTTCTTCTGCGCCAGCGCCAGAACGTGGAGCCCCTCGAAGATGGAGCGAGGCATGTAGAAGCACGGCCGGACGCCAGAGGTGCGCGGGATCCGGTGAAGCGCCTTGGCCATCAGATACAGCAACTGCGTGTCGTAGGCACCGGTCAGCGCCTGCTTGTCGGTGATCGGCGTGAGGTCACCGCTGACATCGACGTTGCCGATGCGCGCAACGTAGCGCCAATCCTTGATGACGAGACCGAGCTTGAAGCGGAAGACGTCCAGGAAGGCGTCCATGGTGCCGCCATCGACACCGGTGCCGGTCTGGATGACCTGCTGCCCCATGTCCGTGTGCTTCAGCCCCGCCTGCATGTTCTTGGGGTAGATGCCATGGACGACGTTCGGCTTGTGGCCGAGCAGCCAGACGCTCGACAGGGCGTTGGAGGCCGTGCCGCCAGCGTCCAGGAAGTTGTCACTCGACGCGGTGTCGTACCGCATCGTGAGGCCGTTGAACTCCTTGGGGTCATCACCTGTCGACCCGTAGAAGATCAACTCGGCTGCGGCCTGTGACATGGCCTCGATGTGCGGGATGGCCTCCCGCGAGCGAATGCCGTTGGCGTCGCCGTAGGTTGCGAGCAGCTCGGAGTCCACGATGGACCGGGTCTCGAGCATGCTCATGGTGTCGGTGATCAGCGCGGTCTGGCTGCGCGTCGAGGCGACACCCTGGTTGAACGACCGAAGAGACACGGTCGGCTGACCGACGACGATCGAACTCTGATGACTCATGACCTCCGAAGAGGGCTGCATGAAGAGATCACCGATGATCTCGTTGCTCTCGGCGAGGAGGTTGGCG